CAGATGACAAATCGAGTTGCGGCTCGTCGAGTTTGCGAGATTTATCTCAGCCGGTACGCTGCCGGTAAGACTAACGAGGAAGCCGCGCGAATCTGGAACGGTGGACCCACTGGTCACCGGAAGCCAGCAACCATCAGTTACTGGAACAAAGTCAAAAAGCATCTATGAAGAAGACCATCCTAATATCAGAAGACACTCACAAAAAACTCAAAGAGTATTGCAAGAAAGAAGGAATCAAAAGCCAGCACCTTACTGATAAGATCATTAGGGAGTGGTTAGATAAGGAGATGGCAACATGAACAACAAACAAACCATGCCGAGCTATCTTGTAGAGCTAGAACACGAACTGGCTGATGCCAATGACCGCATTCGACTGCTCATTGCAGAGCGCGACACTGCACGATTGCAAGCCGATCAAAAGATCAACCTCCGCGAGGAGTTCCGCGAACTGCTAGGAACCGATGATGTCGAGCAGGGAGTGGCTGTTGTGCGTGGGTTACAAGACCGCATCAAGCGGCTGGAGGAGGCGTTGAACGGAACTGTGAACTGGATAGTAAATATGGCTGAGAGCGGAGACGCTGGGTTTTGGGATGCTGAAGAGGTTTCTGAAATCCTCGCAGCGAGAGCAGCACTCAGAGCCAAGGAGGCCAAGCCGTGAGCGATCATTTTCGTGAGGTCAGGAATATGATCAGCGATACGCCCATCTCAGACTCAACTGCTCACAACATAGCCGATCTGGGTATGCTATGCCGGAGGCTGGAGCGCGAACTCAACGCAGCAAACGCAATCATCCGTCAGCAGCAATTGTTGAATGAGGAGAATCTGCGGTTAAAGGAACTCATCAAGAGGCTGGAGGAGGAGCTAATAGACGTGAGGGGCCAGTGGGCCGCGTTGGTCGCCGACGTTGTTTTGTACGAGGACATAAGGGAGCGCATCAAGCGGCTGGAAGAGGCGGGGGATGCGCTATGCGAAAACTCTAATCCATCGCGCTGGGATTCACCAGCAGACGCTGCTCGAAAACTTACGGAGCAATCAAACTGGCGCAAAGCCAAGGAGGCCAAGCTGTGAGCATTATCAAGATAAGCCAGTTTATCAACGAACCGTGGCGGGAAGTTGGATTGGACTCAATGAAACGAGGGCTTGAAATCTGCAAGCGCAACGGGATTGAGAAACCGGAGGCCAACATGGTGATGATTATTGGATTGTGCGATATCATAACCAAGCTAGAGCAGGAGAACGACGCAATGCGAGCGGACTTACTGTTGTGGCGGGAGGCAAAACCGTGAGCTTGCTTGAAAAATTAGGTCTATCAAAGCAGTCAATGGAGAGAATGCTTGGTGCTGTCGCTCCATTAAAAAAGACTAAAATCAAACGCTATCGGAGATACGAAACTGTTCCAGCGGATATTCGCAAAGCTATTTTAGAAGAGCATTCAAGCTACACTTGCCGAGAGTTAGCTAAGAAATATGGTATTTCAAGTTCAACCATATGGGACATAAGAGACAGTAAATCTAAAATTGAATGACGATAAGAAATGATTCATACATACCAAAGCGCGGACATATACCACAAGCAGTAGTGTTAGAAGTATTACAAGACATTCAGAACAACAGAACATACAGACAAATCAAAGAAGACTACGCCGTCAGCATAGGCTGGATACACAAAATCAGACACAATAAGACCAGAAAATGAACATACTCAACGAAATCAAAAACGGGATCTCTAGATTACTTGGGGTCCACAAGACGCTGGAGACCAAAGAGGCTCCGAGAACTCTAAAGCCCAAACGCAGCCCTAAGCGTGGAAGGGGACGACCGAAGGGACTGAAGATCCCTCGGGAGATTGTTGATGCCGTACTGCAAGCCGACAAGAGCGTCAGCAACAAACAGTTGGCTGCCAAGTATCGCGTTTCCTGCTTTTGGATCTGGAGCGTGAGGTCTAAAAAGCTAAGGCTCAAGCGATGAAATACCTGTCGAAGACCAAGCCAACCGTTGAGGTTGAGTTTGTATCAGAAGCACAACTTAGAATCGGTGAGACCAAGCGACTCTGCGTGATTTACCAACGAGGGGAGATCTTCTACGTTCGACCGAAGGCTGAGTTCTTTGATAAGTTTGTGCTGGACGAACCGCAGATCCAGCCTTAGAAGTAAGCAGTCAGCGCAAGCCCTAGGAAGCGAGCGATGACATCCAAAAGAGAAACCATGTCCAACCAATTTCCCCCGTCCGTATCGTGTAACGTCGCGTTGTTTCTCCGCGAGTTCCTAGCACGATGCGTGACGGGGTTTTCTTTGGAGAATACATGAATGAGTTGGCACTTTTTGCAGGAGCAGGAGGCGGTTTGTTGGGCGGATCACAACTTGGATGGCGCACCAGATGCGCTGTTGAGATTGATCCCTACGCTAGACAATGCTTATTGGCGCGACAGAGAGACGGATGTTTGGAGCGATTCCCAATATGGGACGACGTTAAAACATTCAATGGGAGCCACTGGAGAGGCTCAATCGATATCATCACCGGAGGATTTCCATGCCAAGACATTTCCTCCGCTGGGCGGGGGGGGGGATTTCCGGTGAGAAAAGCGGATTATGGAAGCAAATGGCGCGAATTGTCGGTGAGGTACGACCTCGGTTCGTCTTTGTGGAAAACTCACCGCTGCTTGTGGTCAGAGGTCTTGGAACCGTTATCGGTGACCTTTCCTCGATGGGGTATGATTCTCAATGGGGTATTGTGGGAGCGCATCACGCAGGAGCTAATCACTTCAGAGACCGGATCTGGATCTTGGCCGACTCCAACAGCGCACAACGCAAAGGAGGGAAACTATCCTGCGGAGAGAACGCGAAAGACTCCAACACTTGCTTCTCTGGTTGGTGGAAAGCTGAACCCAACGTGGGTCGAGTGGTTAATGGGTTGGCCGTTAGGCTGGACAGATCTCAATCCAATCAAGATGGAGGAACTGCTCCGGTGGAAAATTGCATTCCAGACAGACCAAAACGTCTGCGAGCAATCGGAAACGGACAAGTCCCTGCCGCAATGATGATCGCGTGGAAAACCCTAACCCAAGACCTATGAACGAAGACAAGAAAACCCGTAAGGCTCCAGCCTTCCAGTTCTACGCTGACGATTTCTTAGCTGGAACCATCACAATGACCAACGAGGAGAAGGGAGCCTACATTACGCTGCTTTGCATCCAGTGGTCGCGTGAATCGTTAACCGAAAGTGACTTCACTCGTGTTTGCATTGGTATGCCACCGCATTCCCAACGCATATGCCAGAGCAAGTTCCAGATTGATGCTGAAGGCAACTTCCGTAATCCAAGAATGGAGACCGAAAGGGAGAAGCAGGATCAATATCGGCAAAAGCAGACAGATAACGCTAAAAAGAGATGGGTTGGCAATGCCACCGCATATCCCACCGCATTGCCAGTGGATATGCCAAACGTATGCTCTCCGTCTCCTTCTCCTACTCCTAAGAAGAAAGATACAGCGGCTCCTAAGTCGCCTTGGGAGGTTTCGTTCGGAGTTGAGCTGCCGGAGAGCTTGCGAACCGATAGCTGTCTCCAAGCCGTTAAGCTCTGGCTTCAGTACAAAGCCGAGAAGCGGGAAGGCTACAAGAAGACCGGACTTACCGCAGCACTGACCAAGTGGTCCCGAGAGTTTACCGCTGCTGACTTCCCGACTGCCGTCGAGAACTCAATCGCTTCTGGATGGAGAGGAATTTTCCCTAAGAAAGACTTGCAGCAAACTTTATCAATAGCCGGTCAATCGAAGACCGTTCTCTCAGAAAACATTGCTGATTACCTATGAGCGATCCCTTTTTTGCTGAAGACGACGAGTTTGGTCTGATTGGAGCGTGTATCGCTGGAGGCTCTGACATTTGTTTTGACGCATTCGCTGAAGTTCCAACAGCAGCAATTCAAAACGAACAGTTGGCTTTAACTTACGAAACCATAAAAAGCCTCATCACTCAAAACAAGCGAGTGACATTGCCGGAGTTAATGAAGGAATGGAAACGAACCATTACAAGTTCAGCAGTACCATTTGAAGCTTGGAACCGCTGCGATGAACTTTGCCCATCACCATCCGGTTACCCGATGTTCGCCAAGAGCGTTCTAGAAGCCCATCACCGAAGGCAACTCCGTTTCGCTGGAGACCGCTTGATTCGCGATTCCGCTGTGGTCACCCTAACCGTGGATCAAATCGTCGCTAATGCCGAGCAGGGACTCAGCGTTGAGGCATCCAAAGACGATCTTCAATCCAGCAAGTCCGTTGTCAGCCGATTTATCGACTCGACGCAAGAGCGGTTCAACCGACGAGGACAGTTGAGCGGGATCAATACCGGCTTCTTTCGACTCAACCAAATGACCGATGGATTGCAACTTGGAGAACTCGCTATTATAGCAGCACGACCATCCATTGGAAAGACCGCTATGGCGATTGCTATCGCTAAAGCAGCAACGATAGAAGACCAAGTCCCAACCTTATTCATATCACTAGAAATGTCTGATGAAGCTATTATTAGAAGAATGGTTTCAACTGTTGGGTCTATTCCAATGCAAGATATTAAGACCGGCGAGATGGATCAGGGAGGTATTAAAGCTATGAGCACCGCATCAGCTAAGATCGCAGCCAGTCCATTACACTTTGCCTCTGGCTCCTCGGTGACCAACATATCGTCCATCACAGCAGTGATCCGCAGAGCAGTCCGCAAGTGGGGAGTGCGGTTAGTTTTGATCGACTACATTCAGAAGATCCACGGCAGCAAAGGAGCCGAGAAGAAAACCTACGAGATAGGCGAAGTCAGCGGTAAGCTCAAAAGCATTGCGGTTGATACTAAGACCGCCATCGTCGCTCTAGCGCAACTCAACCGAGAAAACGAAAAAGATAAAGGTCGCTCACCTCGCCTTTCAGACATAGGGGAGTCAGGACAGGTGGAGCGCGATGGGGATCTGGTGATGCTCCTGAACCGAGACCGCAATCAACCGCAGGGGGAAGCCATGGTCGCAATCGCAAAGCAACGCGACGGTGAATGTGGAGCCGTAAAGCTCTGGTACGATGGACGCTTCTGTCGGTTCTCTGAGTGCGGTATGGATACTTAAGTTTAAAAACCCAACGACAGGTTGACTCCCCTAAACAAGTCTGCCAACCTATCACCGGACCTAAGTCCAACATAAACACCATGATAACCGGAAAGATTGACGTTAC